TGGCTGGCCACCCCGTCGTTTTTTTAAACATGGATTTTGAAAAACAGCAAAAATCCCACGATTTGCAAGTCGTGGAAACCAAGCGGAAGCCGGGGCGACCCAAGAAGGAAAGGGAAGCCCTCGACGTGGAGGGAATTCCCGACGCGAACTTCGCCGAGACGATCCGCAAGCACGAGAGCCTGGTCGTGCTCGCCCGCGAGAAGTATGAGCGGATGCTCAGGGCCGGTGACGCCGAGACCGGGAAGTATCAGGTCACCTATGGCCAGAGCCTGAAGCAGCTTGTGGCCCTGCAGGAGGAATCCGAGCGGCGCGCGCTCGCGGCTCGTGAGCGTATCGAAGCGACCGAAGCGCGTGAGGCGATGTTGCGTCTGGCCGGACTCATCGTCGAGCGGCTGGACGCCCTGGCTTCGGAGTGCGGAGAGAACGGCAACCCGAAGGACCCCATCAAGAACATCACGGTGCTGACCGCCTGGGCGCTGGAAGCCCGGGAGAAAATCGCCAACGCGGCGGACGCCTTCCGCCCGCCCGAAGCATGACCGGGGAAGAACTGTTCCGCGAAGGGCTGGCGGTGGTCAGGCCGTCGGCGATGTCCGACCCTGTGGACTACCTGCGTCACAACGTTAAGAAGATTCCTGCGGGCGTGTTCGACGGAGGCTACAATCCGAAGCGGTGGCCGTGGATCGCGGAAGCCGTCCGCATCTTCAACCAGTCCACGACGTCTCGGATGTTCATGCCTTGGGCCATCGGCTGCGGGAAGACGCTGACGCTGAAACTGATCGCGACCTACCTGATGGCGAACCGCAGGGCGTCGATGGCCATATACCTCGACAGCCAGGACAAGGCCAAGGGCTTCACGCTGAACGAGCTCCGCCCGCTGTTCGAGCAGGTGGCCGACATCCGCACGCAGATGAGCGCCGACGACAACGACAAGTCCGGGACGCTCAGGTTCGCGGACGGCTCGCTGATCCACAACCGCTCGGCCTCGACGGAGAAGCACCTGCAGTCCTTGCACGTCCGCTACGTGCTCGGCTCGGAAATCTGGCAATGGCCGAACGGCGCGGTGGCGATGTCGATGTCCCGACTGAAGGCGGCGGCGTTCGCGTCGAAGGCCGTCTATGAGAGCCAGCCAGGGAACATCGAAGGACAGGGTGCGGAGTTCTGGAAGTATTACCTGATGACCGACCAGCGTGAGTGGATGATGTCGTGCCCGGCGTGTTCGGCGCGGTCTGCGTGGTCCTGGGATTTCATAAGGTTCCCGGAGGGCGCCAAAGGCATCGACGGCTGGGATCTGGAGCAGGTGCAGAACGGCACGACCTACGAGTGCCCGCATTGCAAGACGCGGCTGGAGGACAACGACGAGGTGCGGACCATCGCCAACGAGGTCGAGCGCGGCGCCGGGTTCGTGGCCACGGCCAAGCCGGAGAAGGCAGGGTTCGTAGGACTGCACGTCAACGCATTGGCCTCGACGAGCTGGGGGTCGCTGGCCGTGGACATGATAAAGGCCAAGGAGGTGGCGGAGCTCGGGGACATCACCCCGCGTATGCTGTTCAAGCAGCAGTTCCTGGCTCTCCCGTGGGCGGACGACACAGGCTCGCTCGTCGTGAGCACGGAGTCATCGGACTACGCCATGAAGGACGAGTGGTCGGCCACCTGCTACATCGGGCCGCGCGGCCAGATCGTGGACAAGGAGGAAGAACCACCAGGGTCGGTTCCGTTCGTGACGATGAGCATAGACTGCCAGGGGGACCACTTCTGGATAATCGTGCGCCGCTGGGCACGCACCGGGCATAGCCGTCTGGCGGCCTACGAGAAGGTGCTGTCGAACGACGGCCTGACGGACTGGACAGGTCTTGACGCGATGGCCGCCAAGTGGGGCATCCATCCGCAGCTCGTGATGGTGGACTCGGGCGACGGCAACAACACGCAGGAGGTCTATAAGCAATGCGCCATCCGGGGGTGGGGTTGCGCCAAGGGCTCAGGCCAGGAATACTTCAACGTGAAGACGAAGAACGGAGACATGGTCAGGCGGTTCTACCAATCTCCGTCCGCGATCCACGTGCCGGGGGTGCAGAAGCCAACCTCCCTCGTGGTGTGGTCGAACCTGAGCGGCAAGGATTTGTTCTACGGCCTGCGGGCTAGGAAAGTGTTTTCGTTCGCCCGGGATGCTTCCGAGGACTACGTGATGCAGTTGAACTCCGAGACCAGGGTGAAGGAGAACGGCAAGCCCATCTGGAAACTGCGCCAGGGCGTGAAGCACAACCACGCTTTCGACTGCGAACTGCTCGGTATGCTCATCGCCTGCAGGTGGGGCATCGTCGGAAGGGACGCCGAACCAACCCGAACTGACGGGCAATAGTATATATGCCTCTCGGGTTGTTCGTAGGGTTAGATGAAGATACCTTGCTAGCCTACAAGCAGCAGGCCCTTGCCGACATGGGCTTGGCGGTCACGTCATACTCTGACTCCGGCACGAGTGTGAACAAGACGCCCGGGCTTACGGTCAAGGAGCGGATCATGGAACTCAACTACGCCCTCTCTAAGCTGGACCCTGCCAAGTATGGCGGCGCCCATACCTCCGTCCAGAAGGACTGGACCTACCGCGTAGACCTCTGATGGCCACCAAGAAGACCCCCAAGACTCCTGCAACCAAGTCGCCGCGAAAGCAGGCTGGTGCGGACTACAGCCAATTCGCCAGCACGACACAGTCGAGCACCCGGCGTTGGCTCCTGACCTCGGCTCCGTCCGACGGCAGGCAGGACCTGTCCTCGGTCAACCGCATCCAGATGATCGGCAAGAGCCGCTGGGGCATCCGCAACTCTCCGACCTACAAGCAGGTCATGGACGAGGTCGTGCTGGTCACGCTCGGCGACGGCCTCATCCCGCAGAGCCAGGCGAAGGACCCGAAGAAGGCTTCGCTCTACGAGGAATACTTCCGCAACTGGTCGAAGAAGTGCGACATCACCGGGCGCTTCACGTTCGGCCAGGTGCAGCGCATGAGCCTGTTCGGATGCCTCGTCGATGGGGATTCGTTCCTCATCCTGACCAGCGACCCGAAGACTGGACGCCCGAAGGTGCAACTCATCGAGGCCCACAGAGTCGGACCGACCAAGGACGAGTTCAACCCCAAGTGTGTGGACGGTGTGTATCTCGGCTCCTACGGCGAGGTGGTCGGCTACAACGTCTACGTGGACGGCGACAAGAAAGACAGGTTCATCCCTGTCGAGTCCATGAGCCACGTCTGCGAGTTCGAGCGTGCGTCCTCCGTCCGTGGCTATCCTGTCCTGCAGTCCAGCCTCAACTCAGTCCAAGACCAGCTCGAAGTGTTCGAGCTCGAGAAGACCGCAGTCCGCACGGCGAGCGACCACGTGATGCTGCTCAAGAAAGCAGGCGGTATGCTTCAGGACGATGCCGCCGCTCAGTTCGCCGGCAATGGCGGCGGTTCCTGCGAGCGCCTTGCCAGCCAGATGGGCGGCAAACTCGCCGTGGTGGATACCAACGAGGACCTCACCCAGATCGCGAATAACCGCCCGAGCCCTGCGTGGATCGGCATGATGAAGGCCATCGAGCGCGACATCGTGAAACTCCTCCCTGTCGAGTATGTCTCCGACCCCTCTGGCATCACAGGCCCGGCCATCCGCCTGGTCGCCGCTAAAGTATCACGCATCGCCGCGAAATGGCAGAACCTGACGATTGATACCGTATGCGACGACGTGTATGACTACGTCATCTCTTGGGGCATCAAGAACGGCGAGCTGCCAGACGACCCGAACTTCAACCGCAAAATCTGGATCACCCCTCGGGATGTCACCGTGGACGCCGGACGCGAAGCCTCTCAGGACCGCGCCGACCTGCAGATGGGTCTGACCACCGCTCAGGCCATCCTGGGCAAGAAGGGCATGACCTACGACGAGGTGCTCGAGACCCTTGCCACCGAGGCCGAGAAGCGAATCAACAAGGCCAAGGAGCGGAACATCCCGCTGTGGATGCTCTACAAGCCGGACTTCAACTGGCTGCAGCAGGGTCAGGCTTCCGGCCAGACTCCCGAGGACGTGGCCGACAACCTGGACCTTCCTCCCCCTCCCCCCTCTAATCCGTGAAATCATTACACTCAGCCCTGTGCGGGAGAGAGCCGATGCTCTGCGACCCCATCAAAGCCGCGAACCACGTC